AAATGCTCAAGTAGCACAGCTTCAGCAAGAAACAGCAACGATAATAGACAATACTGCGTTTTCAATGATGAAAACCGCAGATGTAATAATAGGTCCTGCTACTAAATTGCTTGGTGAATCAACAGACATGTTTGCAGATGCTGTTAAAAAGATGGCTAAAGAAAAGGGAATAAAAGTACCTGCATCAAAGGAAGAACAAACTGCCGCATTAAAAACAGAAATTGTAAAATTAAAAGATTCTATTAGGATAAAAAATAAAAGTATCGCTAATCTTGATCCAAAAATTGAAGCGAACAAAGCATACATCGCTAGGATGAAATCTGAATTAGAAACTGTTAATAATGATTTAGCTAATGCAGAAAAGAAAATGTCTGCTATTACTACAGATAAAAAAGAAGCAGAACCTGCAAAAGTGCCGCCTGGTGCAACAATACCTACTCCCCCCGGACCCCCTGCAAAAGGTCCAGCGACTAGAGGGTTGTCTACACCTGCGAGTGAACCATCAAGTACAACATCTGCGGATAGTGTATTAAAGTTTACTAGTAGAACAGGAAGTAAAGGAAATTTTGATGCACTAGATGCCGGACTCAAAAATAGAGTGATTGCGGCAGCACAAGAATTTAATTCAATGACAGGTGGTAAGATTGTAATTAATAGTGCTAAACGTGATACAGAAGATCAGCAAAGACTTTGGGACGAAACTGTCAAAGCAGGAAGACCGGGTATAGGTCCTACTGGTAAAACCGTTGGTAAACCGGGTAGAAGTAAGCATGAACGAGGTTTAGCAGTTGATATACAGAATTATGAAGATCCAGTCGCAGTTGCCGCAATGAATAAACAGGGATTGTTTCAAACGGTTATGCCAAAAGATCCAGTACACTTTACAGCGGCAAAAACAGGCGGTATGTTCTCTGGACCAACAGAAGGTTACTTTGTTCAATTGCATGGTAAAGAATTTGTAGGTAATGAAGACCAACTTGATGCTATTAAGAAATTGCTTGATAAAGTAGAAGAAATTGGATTGTTATCTGAGAGTTCAGATGTAGAGAGTGCAGATTCTGATGATGCTTCTAGTCTAATTATAGAGAAATTCACTGTTATGTTAGAGTCTAAGGCTGATGAATTATTGGATAAGATTAAATTTGGCAACAGAGTTGACACAGATTTATTAAATTATTCACAGGGATAACGCTAAATATACAATAGGCCCTATTCATTATGACATACACGAAACGATTTACCAGAGTTAACGCATCCGGAACTATGAGTCCACTAGGTGGAGGTAGTACCGGTTCATGGAACAGCAATGCTGGTCAGGGTAATACCCCTAATGGTTATACCAACGATGATTTTGGTTACAAGAACTATCGTAGCAGACTTCCAGAAGTTTATACAGGTCACCCAAATCGTATTGAGCGTTATAATCAATATGAAATGATGGACGTAGATGCTGAAATTAACGCATGTTTAGACATTATCGCTGAGTTCAGTACACAGAAAAACGAACACAATAAGACTCCGTTCAACTTAAATTTCAAAGATGAACCAACTCCCCATGAGATTGAGTTATTAAAAACTCAATTACAACAATGGTGTAAATTGAATGAATTTGAAACACGTATCTTTAAAATCTTTAGAAACTGTTTAAAGTATGGAGATCAAGTATTCGTGCGTGACCCAGAAAACTTTAAGTTATATTGGGTTGACATGATTAAAGTTATTAAAGTTATTGTCAATGAGAGTGAAGGTAAGAAGCCTGAGCAGTATGTTATTAAAGACGTAAACATTAATTTAGAAAACTTAGTTGTAGCGCAGAAAACAAACACAGACTTTGCCGCTAATCCAGCAACTGGTATGGGCGGTACAGGTGGCGGCTCAGGTGCAGGTGGTGGATATACTGTACCAAGCGCAAATAACACAACAGGGTCACGATTCACATTGGGCTTTAACGAAGCCGCTATTGATTCTAAGCACGTAGTTCACATGAGTTTGACTGAAGGTCTTGACAGATTTTGGCCCTTTGGTCAGTCAATACTAGAGAACATCTTTAAAGTCTATAAGCAAAAAGAATTATTAGAAGACGCGGTTCTAATCTATCGTGTACAACGAGCACCGGAACGTAGAGTGTTTAAGATTGATGTTGGTAACATGCCAAGTCATATGGCTATGGCATTCGTTGAACGTATTAAGAATGAGATTCATCAAAGACGTATCCCAAGTATGTATGGTGGACAAGCTATCGTTGATGCTACATACAATCCATTGAGTATGAACGAAGATTACTTCTTCCCAGTTACTGCTGATGGTCGTGGTTCAAGTGTTGACTTATTACCAGGTGGACAGAATTTGGGTGAGATTGATGACTTGAAATACTTCAACAATCGTTTAGCACGTGGATTGCGTGTTCCAAGTTCATACTTGCCTACTGGCCCTGATGACAATACAACACCATTAAGTGATGGTCGTGTTGGTACAGCTATGATCCAAGAGTTTCGTTTCAATCAATATTGCGAACGATTACAAAACTATATCTGCCGTAAACTTGATGAAGAATTTAAACTATTCTTGCGTTGGAGAGGTTTAAATATTGACTCTGGACTATTTGAATTAGAGTTTAATCCACCGCAGAACTTTGCGGCTTATCGTCAAACTGAATTAGATACAGCACGTGTTGCTACATTCACATCAGTTGAACAGTATCCATACATGTCAAAACGTTTTATGCTAGAACGCTTCTTAGGTCTTAGTGAAGAAGAAATCAATAAGAACGAGAGAATGTGGCGTGAAGAAAACGACAAAGAGATTAAAGTTGATCCAGAGGGTAAAGACTTGCGTAGTATTGGTATCAGTTCAGGAGATATTGAAACTGATTTACAGACTGGTGAAGAAGCAGTTGATGGTGAAGATATGCAAATGAACCCAGAAATAGGACCAGCTGGCGAAGTACCTCAACCAACTGAAGCTGGTGTGGGAACACCAGCTCCAGCCGGTAATGGAATGTAATTAGATAAATACGCTATAGGAAATACCAAATGAAGTTATTTGAAATGTTTGACAAAGCTCCAGAAGGATACCAGGACCTGAGTGATGATAACTCTAGTCCTAAATGGCGTGAGTCCCGCAAAACAAAACTTACATTAAAGCAAATTCGCAAACTACGTAAGATGAATGATGTAAGAAATTATGAAAAAGTTAATTACCTAAAGAAGATTCATCAACAGTATGGACCCAAAGCAGAAGGTGCAACTCCGACAATTTAACTGGTTTTCTAGTTATCTTAGGAAAAAACGCAAAAAAGACGCTCTTATTGAGCGTTTTTTTATGCCACTCACTAAATATAATACACAAAGCCATTTACATTCAGGAGACAAACAATGGATAACAAAAAATTTGAAACGCTTATTGATTTGATTATCAATGAGAACGAAGAACAAGCACGTGCATTATTTCACGATATCGTAGTTGAGAAAAGCCGCGAAATTTATGAATCAATGATGGACGAAGAAATGCAAGAAGGCATGGGCGGTCAAGTAGGTGATCTACTTGACGAGATCGATGTTGAAGAACAAGGTATGTCTGAAGCCGAAGATGACGATCTAGAATTTGATTCAGAAGAAGATGAAGTTCTTGACATCGAAGATGGTGAAGATGACGAATTCGGCGACGAAATGGGAGGCGAAGAAGGTCTAGAAGACCGTGTTGTTGACTTAGAAGATAAATTAGACCAGTTAATGGCTGAGTTTGAAGATATCATGGCAGGTGATGATGCTGAAGTTGACGGTGCAGAAGAAATGGGCGATGCTGACGCTGACTTTGGTGCAGCCGATGATGAAGATCCTATGATGGAAGCTATCACATTGAAGAAAGTTTCTGTAACTCACGGCGACAACGGTGTTCAAACAAAGAGCACAAACTTAAACAACAGCGGTCAAGCTGGAATGGACAGCAAGCCAGTTAAATTCTCTGGTGCTAGTGAATCAGTTCCAACAGGACCAAAGGGCCCTAGTAATGCATACGCAAAAGGTGAATCATCTGTTAAAGGTGCAGGATCATTTAAGAATAGTCCAGCGCAAAACAATGCAGACTTAGAAAAAGCACCTGCCCCGTCAAAGGGTGACAATGGTGTAAATTCTAGAAGTCCAGTAGCAGAGTCACGTAAGGCTCCTGCTAAAAGACGTATTTAAGGAATTTGAGAGCAATGGCTTTGTATCTTAAAGAGCACCTCTCATTCGACCGCGCAGGTATGGTGGTTGAGAGTGAAGGTGAAGGTAGTAAAAAATCCCTTTATATGAAGGGGATTTTTATCCAGGGCGGGGTAAAGAACGCAAATGAGCGTGTTTACCCCGTTTCCGAAATTGAAACTGCTGTACAAACTCTAAACGAGCAGATTGCTACTGGTCATTCCGTATTAGGTGAAGTCGATCATCCAGATGATTTAAAGATTAATTTAGACCGTGTATCACATATGATTACAAGTATGTGGATGGACGGAGCTAATGGCTTCGGTAAATTAAAGATTTTACCGACTCCAATGGGGCAACTAGTTGCTACTATGTTGGATTCGGGTGTGAAACTAGGCGTATCTAGTCGTGGTAGCGGAAACGTGAATGACTATGACGGCAAAGTGAGTGACTTTGAAATAGTCACTGTGGATATTGTTGCTCAACCAAGCGCACCAAATGCGTATCCTAAAGCAATTTATGAAGGCATGATGAATATGAAGCATGGTCATACGTTGTTGGATATTGCAAAAGACGCACAGGGTAACAAAAAAGTAGAGAAGTTTTTGAAAGAGGAAGTAATGCGCCTTATCAAAGACCTCAAAATCAAATAAAGGGGAAACAGCATGTTTGATGCTATCAAGCCATTACTTGAAAGTGGACTTATTAATGATGAAGTCGGTGCTCAGTTAAATGAAGCATGGGAATCAAAGTTGAACGAAGCTCGCCAACAAGTTCGTGCAGAATTACATGAAGAATTTGCACAACGTTATGAACATGACAGAATCGTGATGGTTGAAGCCCTTGACAAGATGGTTACAGACAGTTTATCAGAAGAAATTGAAGAATTTCGTTCTGAGAAGGCTGCAATGAACGAAGACCGCGTAAGAGCACAACAAAAACTACATGAGTCAGCAACAAAATTCAATAACTTTATGGTTACTAAACTAGCCGAAGAAATTAAAGAATTGCGTAGCGACCGTATAGTTGCTAAAGAAAGTCAGCAAAAGCTAGAGCAATTTATTGTTCA